GGTTCTACTAATACTGCCCTCGGGACCGTTATAATGGCTACTCAATATAACGTATTAGCCGAAGAGTTTATTAATAAACAGCAAATGGAAAATTACCAATTTTCACAATCTGGTGTGCCTTGTGCTTCTTTAATTCATGGTATAGAATGTTCCCCTGATCAAACGTTTAATAGAGGTATGTTTTATACCGATTTACCTAGTAATAATCAGTCTGGTGCTGATCCTCGTTTATATAATTTAGGTAGGTTTAATATAGCTACCGTAGGAATGCAAGCTGCTAGCGTTATAGGGGAATTAGCGGTTTCTTATAAGGTGTCATTACTTAAACCGCGTCAAGTAGGAAACAGTAATATGTCTGATCAATGGATATTAGATTATGCAACTTTATCTGATGCTGTTCCTTATGGTTCGTATCCTGTTTTAACATCTTCATCTACTTCAAGTATGTATAATGTAGCTCGTCAATTTAATCCCTATCCATCCGATCAGTCATTTACTAGTATTCGTATAAACCCTTGGAATGCTTTCGCTATTGACGAACAAGAGATTTATGTGAATCCTTCTTTTACTGGTCAATTAGTTGTGGTTTATCAAGTAAATACGGATGGAGTGGCTGCGTGTAATGAACCTGCCTTTGGTGTAGCTGGTAATATTACTATTATATCTGATCCTTCTATTGGAACTGGTTTCGTATCTTTAGATATAAATAATTGTGCTGGTGGTTTCCATGCTGTAGCTGCCTTTCAAGTTCAAGGGGGTTATAATTCTTCTGGAATAGTTCCTACTATTATTATAGGTGGTGGTTCTTATCCTGGTGCTTCTGATAACGTTATACAAGGTTCTTTAGCTATTTATGCTGTAGCTAATAATTTGCGTAATCCCGCTAACCCCGCTTAAATTATCTTAAATTAAAAAAAATATTAAAAAAAAACGCATTAAATTTTTGGCATTAAATATTGACTTCTTTTAAAGGCGAAGCCTTTATAATATTTGTTATTCAAAATTTTTTTTTTCTAATTATTATATATAAAATGTCATATAAATATGTCCCAAGATTTAAATACGTTTATCGTCCTAGAAAAAAAATAGGTTATTTAAAAAATCGTATAGATAATAATGATATTGATAATATAAAAACGTGTTCTTGTAATTGTCATAATAATAATGCATTTATTTCTCCTATTATTTATAGATCATCATTACAATATGAAAAATATTAATTTATTAATTTTATTTTCTTATTAGGTTATATAAATGACTGAAATAAAATTTTATGTAGTGATGTTTGAGACGATAGACGAATATCATAACGATCATTATAAAATAATGACGCCTTTAATGCGTTATACTGATTGTGTAGCGAATATAATACAACGTTATATGTGTTATTGTGAAATGGAAGGTGTTATGTCCCTCCCATCTATTATACACGATTTAGAAACCAACAACATATTATATATGTTGGGTAATGCTTCTGATTATGTATATTTTGCTATCATTACTGATAATGATGACTCTGAAACTTTAAGCGATTATTTTGATGATATAACTAATTCGGACGATGATATAATAAATTCCGATAGTGATGAGCGTGAATTAGATGAGAAGTTATTATTATTCGATATAGAAGAATAATAATTTGTATTGGATAATTGGGGACACGATGAGTATAATAATACTATTTTTTATTATGTGTCTCACACATAAACAAACAAAAAAAAATAAATCAAAATAAAAAAATAAAAAAGATAAAATTTTAAGCGTTAAAAATCAAATATTGATCATATGGGGGGGACCCGGGGGTGAGTGAGTGAAGGTTAAACGGAACGAACCCCCGGGGGGGCCTAAGGCCCCTAGTTAATATTAGTTATCAACGCTTAGGGTTATATAAAGTATTCAAAATTTTTTATTCCAATATTGATTTTCTTTAAGGGCGAAGCCCTTTTTATATTTGTTATTCAAAATTTTTTATTCGTCTACATTAATAATTATTAATCTATCATCTGATAATTTACCTTCTTCGGGTTCCCTATTTGCAAATACTATAATGTGCGGTGGATTAAATATCAATTCACTGCCTTCATATTTGCCCGAATATAAATAACCGTCTTTAAGTTTTTCAATTGCGGCATAACTTATAAAGTCTTTTTCTGCTCTTGGACAATCTATTATAACACATGAAGGAAAACGTTTTTTAGCTTCGTAAAACTTAGCTATACCATTAAATACATTATCTTTTTTTCCTCCGATGGTTGTTATACCTGACATATTATTTGCTTTAATGTATTTTGATAATGCTGATTTGCCTAAGTTTCCTTTTTCTGACCAATACCAATATATTTTACGTCTATCCGGTTTTGTTTTAATTATTTCTGTTAATTCTAATTGCCAAGGTTTTAAATCTGTTTTAGGTATTATATCTAGTGGTCCTAGTGCGTAAATTTCTGCCATACTATAATTAGTAATATAATTATTGTCTTTTGAACAATATATAACGTTATCTATTTCAGAACCTTTACATAATTCCCAATGAATACGTTTATTATTAAATTTTTCAATAGGTCGCGTTTTTTTAAAAAATTTAATAAATCCTTGTAAATGTGGTGTTCCTTGTTCTCCGATTTCTTTGCCTATAATATAGGTATCTTTCGGATCCAAAAGATCCAAAATATTTTTTAGTTCTGTTTCAGTCCAATTATTAAGGGTGAAACAAAAATATTTTGCTAAACTTGGTCGTTTTTCTTTTTCTTCTTCAACTTCTACAATATCCGCGGGCTGAGGTTTAGTATTACCCTCAGTCTGCGGATGTTCTGGTTTTACGATATCTTTTTTAGTATTCGTAATGTTTTTTTTAGTCTTGGACTTTGTATCCGAGGGTTTTGATTTCTTAAAATTCTTTGGATCCATTTTATATACTATATATTAGAAATTTTTTTTAGTATAGAAAAATAATTTTCTTTATATATTATATAATGGCTTATCAAAAGAGAACGAAAAACACGAAGGCAAGAGCTACAACAAAGAACACAAGAAAGGCAAACACAAAACCCAAAGGCGGCAAGATGATAAATTATTTATCTGCCAATTATAAGAAACCTTATAAGTATCCTAATTTGGGTTATAATATAGGACACACAATAGGGCATACTATAAGCCCTCGTTTTGGTGGTGCTATAGGGGGTTTAATTGGTAAAGGTGCGCATGCTTTAACTAAAACGATAACTGGATTCGGAGATTATACCGTAAAAGAAAATGCTTTGATGTATAATCGGGATGCTGTGCCTGAGTTTGCCCAATCTTCGGAATATTGTACGGTATTAACACATACCGAATTTATTAAGGACGTTAAAGGTTCTACTACCTTTAGTATTGATTCATTTGATATAAATGCTTCCAATTCGGCTTTATTTCCTTGGTTGTCTCAAATTGCTCGAAATTATGAACAAATAATATTTCAAGGTTTAATATTTCAATTTAAAACAACATCGGCTACCGCTATCGGTTCTACTAATACTGCCCTCGGGACCGTTATAATGGCTACTCAATATAACGTATTAGCCGAAGAGTTTATTAATAAACAGCAAATGGAAAATTACCAATTTTCACAATCTGGTGTGCCTT